TTATAACAGATGTAAAAAAATATGATATATTTCTAATTTTTCTATCATCAATCCTACATGTCGGTAAATGCGATGAATCTTTACAATCTTTATCTCTATATCTTTCTATAGCGAAACTAATATTGTTAGCATCCCGATCATGATCTTTATTATTATATATAATTTCTGTCATAATATATATATATATATATATATACATATATTATATATTATATATTCAATAAAATAAAAAATATATTCTCATAAATAATGTAAGTAATGTAAGTAATATAGATAAATTTATAAATATTATTATTTTTTTAGTTTTTTTAGTTTTTTTAGTTTAAAAAATTTATACAAGTGTTTAGTTTTTTTATATAAGTTATTATTAGCTTTTTTATCAATTAATTTATATTTTTTTAAATGATCTATAAAGTATAAAAGATTATTTTTTATATATGTACTCACACTAAATAAGTCGATACATTCAGATTCTGTAAATTTTATTAATATATTATCTATTAATTTTGTCGTTAATAAAGAATCATTTAATAACAATAACCGAATAATATTAATATTTTGTGTTTCTATAAATTTTAACATCATACTTTCAATTATTTTTTCTTCTTTTTTATTTTTCATTAAATTAAATAATCTAATATCCGAATAATTATTTTCTAAAATATAAGATATTAATATATCAATTTCATTGATTTTATTAATTTTTGGATATATTGTAGATAATGTCAACATATGTGTCATTATATCATTATAATAATTATAATCATCTAATAATTTATTATTTGTATCAATATATTGCGGAAGATCATTAATCATAAAAATATTAATATAAATATATTTTACCATTTTAATATCTACAAAATCATTAAATAAATTTTTATCTGTAAAATATTTATATAAATTATAAAAAAACATATGTATTTCATATGATAATATATATAAATATTTATTAGAAAGAATATATTTATCTAAAGTTTCTAAAGTTCTGTCATCAGATATCTTTTGATATATTAATAATGCATTTTGAAATCTTGGTACATAATAGAATACCCAAAATACATACAGTATACAAAATATATCATAGAACGGTGATAAATACAATTTTGAATTATCTACTACATCATATAAAATATTATAATATGGTAATTTACGAGGTGATTTAAAAAAAAAAGTTTTACTTTGAGATGATAAACCATAATCAATAATTTTAAATTTATTATCCATCATTACTACTATATTATCGGTTTTAATATCACCATGTACAAAAATATTTTCATATTTATCAATAAAATATTTATTAATTGTATACATATTTAATAATTCATTAATTTTTGTTGATAATAAAATTTTTGGTATAGATTTATAAATTGTGTGTAATTCGCCTTGATCAGCTTTTTCTAAAATTAAATATATTTCACATAATTTATCTAAATTAATATCTTTAGTAATACATAATTTATTTGTAAAATTATCTATATTATCATAATAATTATATTCATTTTTTTTATTATTAACTTCACGTACAAAATAACCTAATAATTTTATAAAATGTTCATTTTTTGAATTTGTAATAATTTTATTATATTCAATTTCTTCATATAATTTTTTTTCTAAACTATATTCACATATAATTATTTTAACTATTTTATTTGGTAAACTAATACCATAACCAAATGATCCTCTTCCCATAATTTTTAATTGTTTAATATCATCTAATGTAATATTAGTAGCTGGACATTTTGTTATAACAGATGTAAAAAAATATGATATATTTCTAATTTTTCTATCATCAATCCTACATGTCGGTAAATGCGATGAATCTTTACAATCTTTATCTCTATATCTTTCTATAGCTAAACTAATATTGTTAGCATCCCGATCATGATCTTTATTATTATATATAATTTCTGTCATAATATATATATATTATTATATATTATATATTATATATTCAATAAAATAAAAAAATATATTATCATAAATAATGTAAGTAATGTACATAAATTTATAAATATTATTATTTTTTTATGATCATTAAATATCTTTGTGTTTTGAACTAAATCATCAAATGTTTCACGTTTTCTTATCTGTAAAATATTATTATTTTTGTCTAATAATAATTCAGGACATCTTAATTTACTATTATAGTTAAATCCCATAGAATGTCCATGAGCACCTACATCATGTATAACAAAATAATCATCTTTCATAATATTATTTGGTAATAATCTTTGTTTAGCAAACCAATCATTATTCTCGCATAATGTACCAACGACATTTGCTTCTTTCATTTCTGTTTTAATATTATTTAAACGAGGAATAGTGATGTGATGATATGATCCATACATTCCTGGACGCATGAGTGAAGACATATTCGCATCTAATCCATAAAAATTAATATTTTCTGTATGTTTAATTGATTTACATTTTGTAACTAACCATCCATATGGTCCAGTAATATATCTTCCACATTCTGTATATAATTTTGGTTTACATATAAGTAAATATTTTTTTATATTATAATCAAATCTAATTCTTATTAATTTTGCTAATTCTTCTATATCTATTTTTTTATCTTCTGGTTTGTATGGAATACCAATTCCTCCTCCAATATCAATAAATTTTATATCAATATTTAACTCAGACTTTATCTTATGTATACAATCAAATATTTTATCAATTAAATCTATCCAATATGTAATATCTAAACAATTACTTACACACATGGTATGTAAACCAAATTCACGAACACCATATTTTTTTGCTAATTTATATGCTTTTAATATTGTATCACAATTCATACCAAATTTAGTATTAATTCCTGTAAAATTATTAGATTTAACATCAGTTTTAATATCATCATAAAAATTTGGATTATATCTAAAACATATTTTTTTTGGAGCAATATTTGATACTTTAATAAGATTGAATAATCCATCAATATCATCTAAATTTATTATTACTTTAGATTTGATTGCAAATAGTAGATCTTCGCATGATGTATAATTACTTGTATAAATTATTTTAGAATTTGGCATAATATAAGTATCATTCATTAAATTTACTAATTTTATTTCTTCAGGTGACGAACAATCAAATCCCATACCACAATCTGCAAGAATTTTTAATATTGATGGATTTGGCAAAGCCTTTACTGCAAAATATTGTTTAAAATTTGGAAAATATTTTTTAAAAGTAGTAATATATTCTTTTGCATTATTTTCAATTTGTTTCTCATCATATAGATAATATGGTGTACAATATTTGTCATCTAATTCTTTTATTTTATTTATATCTATTGGTATTATATTCATTTATATTTGTTTATTATTTAATTGTATTTAATTTTTTCATTTTAATATATTAATTTCAATTTTTTTATAAGAGACTTAATAATTTTATTAAAAAAATTGAATTATATATATTTTATTAATACATATTTTAATAAAAATAATAAAAATAATAAATATAATAAATATAATAAAAGATGACAGAACAATTTGGTCAATATAATGTTAAACCCGCAACAGAAATGATGATGTTAGGAGTTGGTCAACCCTCACCAGATATTTTAAAATCTGCACAACAATTTATAACACATCCTATTCAAGATACAAATGTATTACAATATGGATTAAAACAAGGTTTTTCTTCTTATCGAAATCTTATTAAAAAACTATTATGTGATTTATGTGATTGTTTAGAACAAGATGATATTGATGAAAATAATATATATATGACAAATGGTGTTTCACAATCTGTCTTTATGCTTGCAAGTTTATTTCGATCAAAGTATGATACTATTTTTGTTGAAGAGCTTACATATTTTATAATGATTAATGTTTTTAAAGATCTAAAATATAATATTAAAACATTTAGTCTTGATAAATTAGAAACTTTTAAGAATGATATACAATCTTATCCAAACGGTGTTCTAATTTATGTGATTCCATTTTGTAATAATCCAACTGGAAAAACAATAGATAGATTTAAATTATCTGCATTTCTTCGTTCCATACCTAAAAATTGTATATGTATGTCAGATGAAACTTATCAATTTTTACAATTTAATAAAAATATAAGTAATACACCTTTAGTATATGATTCTAAAATATATCAAACAAATAATGTCATATCTTTGGGAACATTTTCAAAAATTTTAGCACCAGGTGTTCGTCTTGGATGGATTTATACAAATTTACAATATGAAAATAAAAATTTGTGTACTTATTTAGATGATACAGGTTTTATGGATAGTGGTGGTTCTGTAAATCCGATAATGGCATATATGATTACACAAAATATTACACAAAAATATAATGAATATTTGCAGTTTCTAGATTGGATTAAAGCAGAATTAGAATCAAAACAAAAAATAGTAATAGAATCTCTCTCATTTTATAATGGATATTTTGAAGTTCTAAAACCAGATGGTGGATATTTTGTATTTGTAAAATCTCTAAAATTAAATTCTTCTAGATTATTAGAGCTTGCACAAAAATGTGGATTAAGTTTTCATATTGGAAATAAATTTGCTCCAAATAAAAATTATGATGATTGGTTTAGATTAAGTGTCTCTTATTATTCTAGAGAAGATTTTCTAGAATATTTTACACTTCGTATAATAAATTTTATAAAACTAATCGATTTAGAAATAAAACCTACATTTGATGTATCTTTGTTTGGATATGGACGTCTTGGTAAACTTATCGATGTTAATCTCAAAAAAACCCCATTAAAATATAATATTTTAACACGTAATTTTCGAGAAGAAAATATAGGTGATATTATAATTGATATTACAACACCTACTGGTACAATAGATTTAATAAAATTTTTAATGGAAAATAAATTAAATAAAAAAATTATTATTGGTACAACCGGACACAGTAAAGAAGAAATAAAAATAATCAAAGAATATTCTAAAAATAATGCTGTTGTATACTGTCCAAATTTTAGTAATGGTATACAAAATCTTGTTAAAATGATAAGATCACTTGATAGAGTATGGAAATTTGCACATATTCTAGACATACATCATATAAATAAAAAAGATGCACCTAGTGGTACAGCACTTCTTCTTAAAAGGGAATTAGAAAAAATGAATATATCAGTAGATATTGAATCAAAACGTGAAGGAGAAATAATTGGTACACATGTAATAACTTTATATGGAGAAAATGAGAAACTAATATTAACACATGAGGCAGAAAATAGAGATATATTTGCATCTGGTTGTGTTAATTTAATTAATAAAATAAATCATATTCATAAGGGATTTTATGATTTTTTGTAGAAATTATAAATATTATAAATAATATTATTATTAATAAAATAATATGAAATAATGCTTTCTTTTTTGTTTGTAATATATTATTTTTTATTAATATTTTTTTATATTTTTTATCGAGTTTAAAACCATATATTTCTTGCCATCTTATTAATGCCGTTACTTTTCCATAATTATGATAATCTAAATGCCAATTGTGAATAGTACTATCATTTTCTATAGAATATGTAAAATAAGGATATTTATATACATATGTTTTTAAAGACGAATAGATATAATCATCAGCTGTATGTGTAAAATGTTTATTTAATGTATATTTATTATCAAATAATAATATATGATTCATTAATTTTGTTGCTCCTTTTTTATTTATTATATAGGCTTGACAACTAGAAATTTTACCATCAATATTATGTGTATATAATTCTATTAAGTTATTTATTGATATATAATTTAACATAATAATTTCCCAATCCGATGGTGCATTTTTTATTATATCACAAATAGATTTGTTCCAGTATTTTGTATATTCAAGTGATATATCATCTTCTAATATTAATGCATTCACATATGGTGAATTTGAAAATAATTTTATAGTATCTAGATGAGATAATAAACATGCATATTCAGTTTTTGTTCTCATTCTATTAATACCTTTTAATCTATCAATTATATAATTATTAGAAATATTCTTTCCATCTATTGCATTAATACGTTGATTTGGAATATTTATATTTTTTAATATATTTAACATATTATTTCTTCTATTGACAGATCTATCAAGATTAATCCAATAAATTATATCAATACAATTCATATATTTATTTATATTCATATATAAATTAATTAAATAAAAAAATAAATAAATTAATGGATATTATATTTATGAATAATCATCAATAACTAATAATTAATAATCAATAATCAATAATCAATAAGTTCACCTAAAGTTTGTATATGATTTATAATGTTTGTATCAAATTTACGCAATACGATATTAATAGTCATATTATTATCACTAATATGTATAATTTCTGTATTTATTTTATCAAAATTTATATTTTTTAATATATTTTTAATATTTCGTTCAACAATTGATAAAACTGTACAATCATTTATCATTTCAATATCATATCTTTCACTTAATATCTGTTTTAATTCTAATAATTTATATTTGTTTTGTTCAGAAGTTGTTGCTGAAATAGAAAATTGCGATGTTGTAACAATATTAACATCAATCTTATTTTCACTAAATTTTCTAAATATATCATTTAAAAATCCAACAGAATTCCACATATCAAGCGATTTTATTTTAAACACCGTTTCATTTTTCTGAACTGCATAAAATCTTCTATCCCAAAATGTATATCTACATTCAGAAATACTCGTAATCGTCGTTCCTTTTTTATTATTATTAAAAGTATTCTTAACATATATTGGAATATTCTTATCGGCACACGGTTTAATAGAAAGAGGATGCATTACTTTTGCACCCATTGATGCAATTTCTTGAACTAATTCATAATCTATTTTATCAATAAGTGTTGCAGAAAATATACGTGGATCTGCAGTATATATTCCATCTACATCTGTCCATACTTCATAAAATTTAGCATTAATAGCATTTGCAATGAGTGAACCTGTAGTATCAGAACCACCTCTACCAAGTAATACTTTTTTACCGGAAGGTGTTGATCCAATAAATCCTTGAAATATATTAATATCATCTGTTACTAGATCAACTTTATGAATATCACAATAAAATTCTGTTGTAGAATTACATTGAAATATTTCTTTTTTAGATTTAATATATTTATATGAATCATGTAAAGTTAAAGAATTAAATTTAAAATCATAATTAGAATCTATATAATTATTAAATATATTACTAGAAAATATTTCACCATAACCAATAATTTCAGATTTTTCATAAATATCAGATATATCAAATGATTTAATATAATTTTGACATAAATTTAATAGAATATTTTTTATAATATCAAATTTTTCTTCTTTTAATTTTAATTCATTTATTAGTTTATAATTTAATTCTAAAACAATATCAATATATTTTAAATCTTTTGTTTCAGTAAATTTTACAAGATTATTAGTTACTCCAGATACCGCTGATAATACTACAAAATTTTGCTTTTTATTTATAAGATTTTCTTTAATTTGATTAATTAATCTATCATATCCAATTTTGCATTGAGATGTACCTCCTAATTTATATACTATAGACATATTTTTATTATAAATATGTTTATAAATTAATATAAAGTTAATAATATAAAAAATAATCAATTTTTTAATTTGCATGAATGTTTTTTTATTTTAAATATATTATATTTTTTAAGACAATAACCACAATTAATTTTTTTTATTGATTTATCACATGATTGTATAAATTTTATAATATTTGTAAATGATATTTTATAATATTCTTTATTTTTTACAAATTCATTATTTTTCATTATTTTTTTTATACAAATATCTATTTTCTTATTTTTTATTAGGAAATAATAATTAAATTTTATTTTATATGGAAAACTAGTATTATAAACAAATAAACGTTTATTTAGATTTTTTGTGTAACCTATTTTATAATAATTTTTATTTAGTCTACGTTGTTTAATTATATAGATTGCGTGACCTTTAGGATAAATAATATTAGTTTGACTTAATAATAATTCTTTATTTTCTTTTTTAAGATTATTTATTTTATTATTCATTGAATTTATTTTATTTTTATCATGTTGTGTCATAATATATTCACCATATTTTCTTATATGTGGCATAATTTTAACAAAATAATATTCCATAAATTGTTTTGCAATTTGTTTATTACTTTTACTTAATAATTCATATAGACCATATTCATTTATAAATTTTGTATTATGTTGAAAATTTAAAGGTACCTCGGTTGACCGCGGTACCTTTAAAATCTCAAAAACATTTACGAAGAGGTGAAAAAAAATAACAATATGTGAATTACATAAAATGACACAACATTCTACAAAAGAAGAAAGAGAGAAACAAAAATATTATTGTAATATATGTGATTCTGTATATTTATGTAAATTATATATGGAGAAACATTTACAAGGGAAAAAACATAGAAATATGATAGAAGCTATTAAATTACTTAATGAATTAAAATAATCATAATTTTTTAATTTACATAATACATATATAAAAAATAATTTGATATATAATATTATAATGCCAAAAAATAAAAGACCAAACGACGATGATCCAAATCTCGAAAATAATAAAAGACCATTATTTATTCATCTTATAAATCTAATGGATCAAAATAAAAATACAAATAATGATGATGATAGATCTTCATGTGATGGTTGTAATGTAAATCAAGATGATAATATTATTTCTACAGAATTAATACTAGATGATAAATGTCTTAATCCACAATGCGATCATATTGATTATACAATACGTGAGAAGAAACTTGGATTTGACAAATTAGAATTTCTTAATGTACCAGAAAGAGATATTGAATCTATAGATGATCTAATAGAAATGGGATATAAGTATCATTGTAAAAAAAGAAAAACATACAAAGGTGTAGATTTAAAACGATTATATCAATTAATTGAACCATTAACAGAATTAAAAAATCTTGTAGGTATGAAATCAGTTAAAGAAAGTATGGTTGATCAAATATTATTTTTTATGCAAAAATTAAATAAAAAAGAAAAATGTAATATTTGTGTAAATTGTCAAAATAATTTAAAATGCAATGAAGTAAAAGGAGAAAATGATGATATGTTACATACTATAATTACTGGACCTCCAGGTGTTGGTAAAACAGAGCTCGGTAAAATATTAGGTAAAGTCTATAAAGCGATGGGTATTCTATCAAAAGGACACGTAATGATTGCAAAACGTCCTGATCTTATTGCAAAGTATCTTGGACAGACTGCACCAAAAACACAAGCATTTATTGATAAATGTAAAGGCGGTGTAATGTTTATCGATGAAGCATATTCTCTTGGAAACCCTGAAGGTCGAGATTCATTTTCTAAAGAATGTATTGATACAATTAATCAAAATCTTACAGAGAGAAGAGATTTTTTATGTATCATTGCAGGATATGAGGATTCACTTGAATCTAGTTTCTTTGCATTTAATGATGGTTTAAAGAGACGTTTTTCATTTAAATATGTTGTTGATAAATATACTGGTTCAGAATTAAAAGAAATATTTTTAATAAAAGTAAAAAAAGAAGATTGGATTTTTGTGGGAGATGTTGATGATTTAGAAAGTTTTTTCAAAAAAAATATAGAATCATTTCCCAGATTTGGTGGCGATGTTGAGACATTATTTTTAAAGGTAAAAATTCAACATTCTAGACGTGTAATGTTTAAAGATGAAGATTTGCGTAAGAAGATAACTATGGAAGATGTTAAGAAAGGATTTGAAAAATTTACATCACATCGTAAAACAAAAGATGAATTACCAGAAAAAATTATGACGATGTATACTTAAAATAAAGTTTAATTATAAACATAGTTTACATAGTTTATATAATTTACATAGTTGTAATACGATTAATAAATCCAATTAGTCCAGGATATGAAACCATCATTTGTACATAACTACCATCTTGACGTGTATATGTATATAAATGATTGTAATTCTCATTAATACGATTACCACGCCGAAATGTTGCTTCAAATAAATCACCTTGTGCATGAGGAACACATATTTTCTTTTCTTCTTCTCCTGATTTAATAAATTGTTTAAGAGCGTTGACTTGATGAGTATTATATTCAGTCATCTTAAAAGGTATCCATCGTGATTCCTCATTTGGTTGACGAGAAGGATAACGAACATATAGTCCAAGTTGTTGTCCGTTTGGAACATTTTGGATTTGATTGGGAAGATCAAACAGTGTATCAGTCATTTTATCAGTCATTTTAATATATATTGTAATTGTGATTGTGATTATGATTGTTTAATAATTATAATATAATATAATATATTATAATATTCAATTTTTTTTTAACTTTTTTATTTAAGACATAAGTTACTATTATTTTATATATGCAATTCGATATAATAGATCATAATGTTTCAACAACTACAAATATATTCTTAATTATTGCTAATATAATAAATTTATTTTATAATATTCCACAGATGTATAAGACATACAAACGAAAATCAACAAAAGATCTTAGTGCATGGTTTTTATTATTAAGAATTATAGGTAATTCAATATGGATAGAATACGCTATAGAAGTTAATAGTTTATTGATGTTAATAAATAATATAGTTACTGTATTATCATCAATGTTTGTTGGTTATTATAAATTAATTGAAATTATAAATGATAGAAAAATAAATGATAGAAAAATAAATGATAGAAAAATAAATGATAGAAAAATAAATAATAGAAAAATAAATGATAGAAAAATAAATGATAGAAAAATAAATGATAGAAAAATAAATAATATAAAAGACGATAATATTGATACAAATACTGATAATATAGATAACAATAATGATAATAATATAGATAACAATAATGATATAAAATTAGATGAAATAAAATTATTAAATTAGATGAAATAAAATAATTAAAATAATTAAAATAATTAAAATAATTAACTTATCTAGACATTTAATATATATCATGATGCGTGGAAGAGCATGTCATTGTAATGACGATTTATGGATAAATGGTTCATATTGTAACTGTAATAAATTGTATGATAAGAATGATCCATCAGATGTATTAAAACGTAAATTTGGTGATAAATATGAAGGATTTACTGAATTTTCAAGTTATGATAAAAATAAAATTATATTTTTAATTATAATAGCAATAATTTTAATTTATTTAATAACTAGAAAATAAATTTTTTATATATAGTTTTAATATATAATGAGTGCGGTAAATTATCTTCATAGTTCTATTGAGAAACATGTAGAAGGCGATAAACGTGAAACACATGAAGAATTTATTATTCATGGTTCTAAAGGTTTCACTGCTAAATATTATCACAAAGATAATAAACAAGAAGTAAGAGTTGTAGTTGCCAAAAAAGACGATAAATATATTCTTAAAACTAAAATGGGTGACAAACAAGACGAAAAAACTCTTACTAAAGCTGAACTTGTTAAAGAATTAGGTAAACACAAAGAACTTAAATTTGTTGTTGATTACTTAAACAAAGCTAAAGATCTTACTCGTTCTGGTTCCAAAAAAGGTTCTAAAAAAGGTTCCAAAAAAGGTTCCAAAAAAGGTTCCAAAAAAGGTTCTCACAAAGGTGGATCTAAAAAAGGTTCTAAAAAAGCTTCCAAAAAAGGTTCTAAAAAAGGTTCTAAAAAAGCTTCCAAAAAAAAGTTCTAAAAAAGAATCTAAATTAAATAAAGTTAATTAAAATTATTTATTTTTATTATATAATAAATACATTATATAATAAACTATTTGTATTATAATAAACTATTTGTATTATAATAAACTATTTGTATTATTATAAACTAATATGATAAACTATTTATAAAAATAATTTACATATTTTTGCTGAGTTTTTTAACAACAAGTAAAACAGCAGCAAGACCAACAAGGGCATATACAACTCTGTTAGCGGTGGCATTATCTGAGGTTACAAGAGAAGTAGTTTTGTCTACAAGATTAACGTTGGCAACAGCAATAGTACCCCAATTGAGAGCACCAGCTAATACTAATAAGCAAGCAAGTTTATGTAAAAGTCCGTCCATTATATATTATATGAAATAGATTTTTTTTTATAAAATATATTTTTTATATTATTAATTTTTTTATATTATTAATTTTTTTATATTATTAATTTTTTTATATTATTAATTTATTTATATAATTAATTTATTTATATTTGAAATATTATATTTCTATATATTAAATTTTCTTGCGACATCTCTAAATGTTGTATTTTGATTATATCCTGTATCATATGATTCATTTTTTTTGAGTATTTTATATAAAATAACCATATTTAAAATGATTAAAATTAATGTAATTATATCATTTTTTTCCATTATATTAATATATGATTGAAAAAATTTTCGAGTATATAATAATTGGTCCACCTGATGTAGGTAAAACTTCTATTTCAAATAGATATTTAGATAATGTGTTTAATAATAAATCTTATAATACTATTGGAATAGATATGAGAAGTAAAAAATTAGATCAAATTTATAATGATAATATAAAAATAAATATATATGATACAGCAGGACAAGAAAGATATTTTTCTTTAACAAATAATTTTATAAGAAATAAAGATTGTATATTTTTGTGTTTCTCTTTAGCAAATTCCAATTCATTTATAGAATGTCAAAAATATATTGAACATATTAAAGAACTTAAAAAAAATAATGCACTTATTTTTCTAATAGGTACATTTTTAGACATGAAAGATATATGTAAGAATATTAATTTTGATGATATTGATAAATTATGTAGAGAAAATAATTTCAAATATATCGAAGTCTCATCGAAAACTGGTGAAGGTATACGTGAATTATTTAATATATCATTAAATATGATGATAGAACGAAAATTAGGAACAGAATATAAAGATAATTTTGTTATTTCTAATATTAATGTGGCAAAGAATAAATGTTGTTAAATAATATAATATATAATATAATATAATATAATATAATATAATATAATATAATATAATATAATATAATATAATATAATATAATATAATATTATATATCCTTTATCCGCCTAAAAAATATATCAAAAGTAACGTAAAATATTTAAAAATATTTTGCCTTAGGCACAGTTTAAAATTAAATTTTAAACTTTGTGTTATATGAATCTTAATTGGCATAAGTGTTAAAACACCTGAAAAAATTAATATTTTTTAGAAAAATATTAATTTTTAGAGATTTGAGTTATTAAAGATTGGAGTTATTAAAGATAACTCGCAACTGATAGACTGTTCGGAGTTAATCATTGTCTATGATAAACATGTTCGTAAATTTTGTAAGTTTTGTAAGTTTTGTAAGTTTACATGTATTTGAAATGATAAAAATATCTAATATTTTTTTATTTTTTATTTTTAATTTTTTTATTTTTATATATAGTTAGTATATATGTCTGGATACATCTATGGATTATTTTGGAACAACGGATGTAAAAATTTTGATTTTGTTTATACGGAAAGTGATTCTGATAAAAAAATTATAAATACACAAAATTTAGATAAAATAAACACATTAAAAATTCATTCTGTAGAGCTTAATAATATCCAACTAGACAATATAAATGATAAATTTTGTAATTTATCTTTCGAGTCTTTAATTATCAATCGTTGTGTGCTAGAATCAATTGAGAATTTAAAACAAAACAAATCATTAAAAAAATTAATAATAATTGATTCAGATGTTAAAAATTTTAATAAATTAGAAGATATGAATATAGAAGAATTAACAATAATTTCAACAAAAAATATTGGATTAGATGAAATATTAAATATGAAAAAATTAAAAATATTAAATTATAAATCAAATAAAATAACATTATTACCAAATCTAGAATTATTAGAAAATTTAATAACTTTAAATTTATCAGATAATAGTATTTCTGATATAACTAATTTAGGATATCTAAAAAATTTATTATCTATTGATATTGGTCATAATGAATTAGATAATATTGATTTATTAAATAAATATCATAAATTAAAATATGTGTATTTAAATAATAATAAATTAAAAAATATAGATAAATTACAAAATAATACAAATATAAAATATCTTGTAGTAAATAATAATTTAATTGAAAATATAAATATTATTACACACTTTGAAGATTTAGAATTTTTAAATATTCTTGAAAATCCTATATTACATCTACCTGATTTATTTAAATTTAAGAAATTAGATTTAGAAAATTTAAAAATTAATTGGAAAAATATTGTTGATATGAAAGGTATGAAAGGTTTGTCATTAATAAAAAATATCATTAAATCTATGATAAATCATAATTAAAAATGAGTTAACTAATTAAAAAAAGTTATTTAAAGTTATTTTATTTAATTTTATTATATGTTTGGTCTTAGTTTTATTTTTGGATTTTTTTACGGTTTTATATTTGGATTTATTTCTAAATATACATATAGCCTTTATAAAAAATATAATGAATATAAAGATGTTAAAAAACTTGCAATAAATAAAATGTATAATATAATATCAGATAGAATATTTGATCTATTATATGATGAAATTAATAAAAATAATAAAAATAATGGTGATTTTAAAATTAATGGATTAGAAAATTTATATGATATTCAAGAATTAATAATTTCATTTGAACAAATAATAAAAAATCATAATGATAAATTTAAAATATCATTTATTGATAATCAATGTAAAATTAAATTATTAGATAAAAATTATATGAATAATGAACATTTTATTAGAGTATGTAAATTCTTTACAAAAAATAATATAGATTTAAGTATAATTATATATGAAACACAACAAAATAATATAATGGTATCAAATAATATAACAGAAAATAATATGATAGAAGATATTAAGACAACACAAAAAATAGAATAAAAATATTTTTTATGAGAATAAGAAAGATATAATAGATTATTATATTATACCTGAAGATAAATATATTGAAAGATTTAAACAAATATATTCTAGAGCTCCAACAACTGATGAGATTAGTGATTTTTTTGAATTAACTAAAATAAGTTGTGTATAACTTTTTCTAAATTAGTCAACTTTTTCTAAATTAGTCTTTTTTTAAATGTTTTTACTGGTATTTCTATTTCAACATCATCTGAATCAGAATCATGTGATTTCTTAAATCCTGTTTTGTTTTTATCTGTTATAGTTTTTTCTTTTTTAGATTGATGTTTAGTTTCCTGATCTATATCAACATTATTAACATCATCAATATTTTTATTATCATTATTTTTATTATTAGTTGTCATATCATATATAAGATTATTTACAAATGTATCTTTATCAAATGTAAAGTTATTTAATTTATCATATACATCAGAATATAGTTTTCCTTCAATAATTTTTTCTGATTTTAATTTATTTAATCTACTAATATTCTCATAAAATTTAAGAAATGTATCCATTTTTCTATTGATATCATGTAATTGATTTAGATCAAAATCATCATTATTTGTAGAATTATAAACATAACCACCAACATTTGTATACATTGTTTTTTCTTTATTATTATTTTGAAATTTATCATATGATGGTTTATCATTTGTCTTATCATTAGTAAATTTATCTTTTTTAATTTCATTATATTTTTTTTCTATAGATTTTACATCTTTAACAGATCTATTATATAATTTTGCAACTTCTTCATATGATTTTCCTTTTTCTAACATTTCACATAAATTAGGATATGCTTTATATTCTACTGATAATGGTGATCTATCTAATATTTTTTCTTTTTTTCCTTCTTTAGATATTTCTTCTGCGGATAAACCTTTTTTAAATTGTTCCATAACATAGTCTAGTTCTTCTTTAGTCCACTTGCTCATAATTAATTATATATTAATTATATATTAATTATTAGTTATTATGATTTAATTTTAATAATTCAATTTTTATAAATTATAATAAATTATAATAAACTATAATATATGGAAACTAATGCTAAAACACAATTAAATAAATTAGTTAATGTTTATTCATCAATATTACCAACAAATACATTTCCATGGGTTATGTTAACATTTGCAGCAATTGCACAATTTTTTGCATGGTTTGGTGGGAGATATTTATTTCCAAAAGTTGGATTATGTAAAAGAATATTTTTATTATGGTGTATTGCATTACTTCAATTTGTAATATTAATTCCTACAATAGGTGTATCTACAGAAATTTTAGGACATTCTGAATCATTTATTGTTATATTATTTATAACATTTCAATTACTAATATTTATAATATTAAATAAATTTACATTAAAATCATCTTTTACAAAAAGTCATATGATATCTTTTATTTTGATTATGTTTGCAGTTATTCTATCTCGAACAAATTATATAAAATAAGTTGTTAAATTATTTATTGTAATTTGTTTTGATGATTTATATTCATATGTATTAATAGATATGTTTTTTTTATTTAATTTTATAATTTGTATTTTTTTAATTTTATTATAAAAATCAATTAGATCAACACATATTTTGTGTATTTTTATAAATATATGTTTTGTTCTTTTTATTAAAATATGAATATTATTATTTAATTTACTATTATTTAATTTACTATTATTTAATTTACTATTTAGAAGGATAGAATTATTAATAAATTTTGTATCTTCTAACGATATTAATTTTATATTTTTTGTTTCAGAAAATGGATTAAATTTAAATCTGTTGATTTTATCTAAATTATCCGTATATGTTTTTTCAATATGATTATCTTGAAATTTAATGATAATAAAATAACATCTATAATAAGCATCTTTATTTTTAATATCTAGATATACTGAATTTTTATCTAATATATTATCATCAATATTAATTAATCCAGCTGATTCCTCAAATAATTATCTAGATGCTGTTTTGATTATGCTATTTATGCCTTCTATTTTTCCTCCTGCATCTGTTAAAATATTTTTATTTAATCCAAATAATATAAAATAAGGTTTATTGTCTATTATTGTTATAGGTATTACACCTGATCCAGAATATGTCTTCATAATATTAATAGAGAATATTTAATAAAAATATTCTTAGAATAAAAATTGATGAATCTATAAGTCTAATTCATTACTTTTTATTATAATAAATCATTATTAGAATAAAAATTGATGAATCTATAAGTCTAATTCATTACTTTTTATTATAATAAATCATTATTATAATAAAAATTGAATATAATATCATATTAACTATAATATACATATACACTATTATTATATCATTTAATATGAATACTTTTATATCTTATCAAAATTCTGTTGCATTTAATCAAATGCATAAAATTTATAATAAATCAAAAAACTCTGAGCGTTACGGAGAAACGTTTAGATTTATGGATGGACCTCCATTTGTAACTGGTAATCTTCATATGGGTCATCTAGCAATTGGTTCTCTCAAATCATCTATTCTTAATTATAAAAATATGACAGGATTTGCCTGTTTAAACAAGTTAGGTTATGATTGTCATGGTGTACCGATCGAAAGTATTGTCAATCGTGAATTGAATATTACTTCACTTGAACAACTTGAACAGATTGGTATTAATAAATTTAATAAATATTGCAAGGATTCAATTCATAGATTTGAAGGTTCATGGGAACCTATCTATGAACGTATAGGTAGATGGGCTGATTTTACAAATATTTATAAAACAATGGATAAAAATTTCATGGAAAGTGTATGGTGGGGATTTAGTGAATTATATAAAAAAGGTCTAATTTATCGTAGTTATAAAATCACTCCATATTCTTATGCATTGCAGTCTCCACTTTCTAATTTTGAAGCTAATGAAGGTATGAAAGAAATTGATACCAGATCTATCTATGTTCGTTTTAAAGTGAAAGATCAACAAAATACTTATTTTGTCGCATGGACAACAACACCATGGACACTACCATCTAATATTGTGTTATGTGTAAATGCATCTCTTGATTATGAATATGTTGAAGATGAATTAGGAGACATTTATATTATTGGTAAAGACAAATACAAAAATTGTAATATTAAAATCAAATCAATCATTAAGACTGTAAAAGGTAATGAACTAATTGGAATGAAATATTATCCACTATTTCCATATTTTGAATCTTCATCTGAAAAGTATCATATTGTTGTTGCTGATAATTATGTTACTGATTCTGGAACAACAGGTACTGATATTGTTCATATTGCTCCAATGTTTGGTGAAGATGATATGCGTGTATGTATTGAAAAAAATATTATTACACGTTTTGATATGCCAGATTTAGAATCTGTTGATGATAATTGTAAATACATTTCAAAGATTACAAAATACTCAAATCTTCTTGTATTTGATGCAGAAACACAAATTATCAAAGATCTAAAAGAACAAAAATGTGTATTGCGTACACAACAAATCAGACATTCTTATCCTCATTGTTATCGAACTGATACTCCTCTTGTATACAAAGCTTGTGAGAGTTTCTATGTAGACATTCAGAAAATTAAACAAAGAATGTGTGAATTAAATAGTGAGATTAATTGGATTCCTGAAAATATTGGATCTGAAAGATTTCATAATTGGATTTATAATGCAAAGGATTGGTGTATTTCTCGATCCAGATATTTTGGTAATCCAATTCCGGCATGGTTATCAGATGATGGTAAACTTAAAATTATTGGATCTATTTTTGAATTAGAAGAATTAACTCAAAAGAAATTTGATGATATTCATCCGGAATTTATTAATGATATTACTTTTGAAATTGACGGACATATGTATAGAAAGATTCCAGATGTATTTGATTGTTGGTTTGAAAGTGGATCAGTACCATTTGCACAATATCATTATCCATTTGAAAATACAAATATTTTTGATAAACATAATAGTTTATCTGATTTTATTTGTGAAGGTATTGATCAAACAAGAGGTTGGTTCTATACTCTCTTAATTCTATCGACTGCACTTTTTGATAAGAAACCATCTGATAATATTTTAGTAGTTGGTCATATTCTTGATGAAAACAAAAAGAAATTTTCAAAGAAAACAAAAAATTATGTTGATCCAAACATTTTGATTGACAGATATGGTTCTGATTCAATTCGTCTATATTTGTTACAATCACCAATTACTCATGCAGATTCTCTTGCATTCAGAGAAGATGATATTAAATTATTAAATAAAGATTTATATCAATTTAAGAATTGTGTTGATTTTCTAAAAGAACATACTGTAAATCAAAAACATCAAGGGATTATTTTCGATAAAGATATGTATAAATCAAGTAGTATTGACAATCCGATGGATATTTGGATTATGCAACACATTCAAAATAGTGGTGCACAAGTTATCAAATATATGGATGTGTATAATGTTTCTAAAGCAGTACGTATTATTATTGATTTGATTGAAGATATTACAAATTGGTATCTAAAATTTAATCGTGATAGATTAAAAGGTAAATGTGGTAATGACGAATGGATTAAATCTACATCGGTATTAAATTATGTAATTAATTGTTATGTAAAGATGCTTGCACCATTTGCACCATTTATTTCCGAAAAGATTTATCGTGAATTAGAATATCTACATGAAAATGCGATTATGATTCATACAACAATATATGAGTTTACATCTGTATTAGATACTACTTATATTGATACTTTCGAATTATTAAAACGTGTATCTCGTCTTGTACGAAGTGCTCGTATGAACACAAAAACACATACATCATCAAAGACTCCTATTAAATTTTGTGAGATTTGTATGGATTCTGATATTCAAATCAAACAGATTGAAAGTTGTATTGATCTTATCCAAAGTGAGCTTAACGTTTTAGATATTGTATATTCTAAACTATCAGAAAATATTAAATATAAGTATGTACCAAACAAAGCACTTTTGGGAAAGAAATATAAGAAATTTGCAAATGAGATTTATAAGTTTTTTGAGAAAATTGATAATACTCATGTAAATTCAGAAAATAGTATTATAAAATTATATATCGATAATGTTGTATATGAAATTACACAAGATGAATATACAAAGGAACTAGATTTTGATAAGAATGACATTTTTGAAAAAGATATTTTAATTAAGATTGATTTCACATATGATGAACAAATCGAAAAAATGTCTCATTTAAAGAGATTTGTATCAGATATTCAACAAACACGTAAAATTATGGGGTTACATCCATGGGACAAAATTTCAATTGAAATCGAACATGATGATTTCGGTATCGTATTTGATAATGTCGATTATATGAAGAAAAGATTAGAATGTGAAGTTAATCCTATTAGTAATATGAAAGGTGATAGATCATATGAGGATGAGGATAAGAAGATTATATATAGTGTTAAGAGGTTATAGATTTATTTATATATATATATATATATATAAATCTATATATAAATATATAGATTTATTTATATATATATATATATATATATGAAAATATTATATGGAATAATTGATAATAATATAGATGTTACAGATATTTGTTTATCTAAATTAATGAATAATAATATTATTAACATACCAAGTGGTGATTCAAACAGAGCAAATTTTTTTACAGATCCATTATTTGGAGTTCTTAAAAAAATATTTATTATAAATAATGATATTAAAACAGAATATGATGATTATTATCAAATTAAAATTAATATTATAAATAATACAATTGAACCAATAAGTATTCAAGAATTAAATAATAAAATAAATAATAAAATAAATAATATACATTCTAAGTTACAAATAAAACATGGCAGTTTGAATGAAGAATTACCTGAACAAAAAATGGCAGTTAGATATTTAACAGGAAATGAAAAAATATTAGAGATAGGTGGAAATATAGGAAGAAATTCATTGGTAATTGCTAATATTTTAGGAAATAATGATATTAATTTAGTAACATTAGAAAGTGATGATAATATCGCAATCCAATTAAAAGAAAATAGAGATCTAAATAATTTTAAATTTCATATAGAAAATTCTGCATTATCAAAAAGAAAATTAATACAACATGGATGGGATACTATTGTTAGTGATGTTTTACAGGATGGATATAAATGGATTAATACAATTACATTACAAGAGTTAAATAGTAAATATAATATTAATTTTGATACATTAGTATTAGATTGTGAAGGTGCTTTTTATTATATTTTAATGGATATGCCCGAAATATTAAATAATATAAATTTAATTATTATGGAAAATGATTATCATGATATATCTAAAAAACAATATATTGATAAAATTCTAAAAAATAATAATTTTTACATAGATTATGTAGAAGCTGGTGGTTGGGGTCCATGTTATAATAATTTTTTTGAGGTATGGAAAAAATATAATTAATTTAATAATTATATTAATTTATAATATAGATGATAGAACCATTTATCATTCATTTTTCGAGTTATTGGTTTTTTTGTGGATTATTCTATCAATATGACAAAAAATTTATAACAAAATCAAATGAAAATAAAAAAAAATATTATAATGCAATTAAAACAAGTCTAACAAATCAGATATGTTTTACTTTACCTATATTTTATTTATTATATAATAAAATAAATCAAGTCATATTAGATTCAGAAAATGATTCAATACACACAATATTATTAAAATTATTTATAACAATAAATTTATCTAATCTATCATTCTATCTATTTCATAGAATATTACACAATGATAAGATATTCAAATATATCCATTATAAACATCATCAATTTATTACAACTGTTGCACCATCGGCACTATATGCTCATCCAATAGAACATATTATATGTAATAATTTATGCTTTTTGATACCATATTTAATAACAGGATTTTCAAGAAATATAACATACGGATTAATAATATTTGGATCATTAACTACAACACTTGCACATGTTGATCATAAATTTAAATTTATTTCGAATGATCATCTATATCACCATCGTTTATATAAATATAATTATGGATTTGGTGGATATATAGATAGATTGTTTATGAGTTATTATAATTAAAAAATTAATATTTATTTAATCATATATTTACATTTATGTTGTGTTATAACATTTATTTTTTTACATTTCAAACAGTATCCACAGCAAATGATTTTGATTCTGTCATCACATTTATTTATTACTGTTATAATATTTTTTATATTAGTAGTATAATATTCTTTATTTTTTATAAATTCTTTATTTCTCATATATTTTTTAACACATTTATCTATTTTTTCATCGATAATTAGACAAAAATATTTATATAATATTTTATTGGCATTACCTGTATTGTAAACTTGTAATCGTTTATTTAAATCAGATGTATACCCTATTTTGTAATATTTTTTATTATTTTTAATTTGTTTTATAACATAAATTGCTTTTCCTTCTGGATATTTAATATTTCTTTGATTATTTTTAAGTTGTGTAATTTCTTCATTTAATATTTTTATTTTTTCTTTATCATTCTTATTAACATTATATTCGCCTGTTTTTCTTATACTTGGTAATATATTAATAAATATTTCATCTCTAAATTTTTCAGCCATTTCTTTTTTACTATTTGATAATAATTTATATAAACCAGATTCATCTATAAATATAGTTGTTGCTTGAAAATTTGAAGGTACTGCCATTGATGGCAGTAGCTTAATTTTATAAAATTTTATTTTATTATTTTTATTAATATTTAATCTGGAAACTGTTCTAGCATGATCATTATATCCTAATAATTTTACAATATCTTTTAATTTAAACCACAATTGATTATATTTATCTATAACGATAAATACTTCTTGCTCATTGTATTTTAATAAATTATTAAATATATCTATAAAAACACTCATTCTATATTATAATATGAGAAAAAATACATTATTTATAAATAATTTTATGTTATAATAAAAATATAAATATATATTATAATTATATAATGGAAAATAAAAAAACTTTTAAATGTAATCTGTGTGATTATAATACAGTAAAACCATCAGATTGGATAAAACATGTTAATTCAGAAAAACATAAACGTAAAGGTGAAAAAAAATCTAAAAAATGTGAACAGTGTGATATGGAATTCTTTTCTCATTGGAATTTGAAACAACATAATTTAGTATCACATTCTACAAAAGAAGAAAGAGAAAAACAAAAATATTATTGTAAAGAGTGTGATCAAGTATTTTTTTGTAGTCAATATATGAAGAAACATATAGAAGGAAAAAGACATAAAAATTATGTGTTAGCAATAAAATTAGAAAATGAATTAAAAAATAACTAAAATAAAAAAGTTAAACCTATATTATATGATTAAATTTATCTTTCAGACATGGAAAAATAATATAATACCTGATAAATGGAAAGATGCTCAATTATCTGTTATTAAAAATAATCCAGATTATGAATACAAATTATTTACAGATGATGATAATAGAAGAATAGTAGAAAAATATTTTCCAGATTTTTTAGTATATTATGATAATTTTGAATATGATATACAGAGAGCAGATGCTATCAGATATATGATTTTATATTTATATGGTGGAATATATTTAGATCTAGATTATATTTGTAATCATAGTTTTAATGAGCTTATATTTGAAAAACCTCTTGGATTAAATAAATCAATAAATCAATCTTGGTCATTTACAAATTCGATTATGATTTCTTCAGTGAAAAATCATCCCATTTGGTTAGAATGTTTACGACAAATGAAAAAGAAGACACCGTTTTTTATAAGAGGAAAACATTTAAAAGTAATGACTTCAACTGGACCAATTATGTTAACCAGATCTGTAAAAAAATATAAACAAGATATACAAATCTTAGATATTATACAACAATGTAATGTATGTATGTTAAAACAAAATAAACAAAATAAACAAAATAAACAATGTAATATTGATAGAAATTATATTTTAACACCAATAGAAGGATCATCATGGTTAGAATCTGATTCTAAATTTTATATTTGGTTATTTTGTAATAAAAAAAAAATAAAACAAATATTATATATATTAATTATAATTATAATTTTTATTCAAATGAAAAATTGTTTCGTCTCTAAAGATGCTCAATAATTTTTATTCAAATAAAAAATTGTTTTTTATTCAAATGAAAAATTGTTTCGTCTCTAAAGATGCTCAATAATTTTTATTCAAATGAAAAATTGTTTTTTATTCAAATGAAAAATTATTTCGTCTCTAAAGATGCTCAATAATTTTTATTCAAATGAAAAATTGTTTTTTATTTAAATAAAAATTGATTTTTTAACTATTTATCTTAATGATTTTTAATATTATAATATATTATTAAAAATGCTGTCTGATTATCAAAAAGTTTGCGAATTTAACAAAGCTTTTGATTTCCCCCAATATGATAATTTTGATAATAAATCTTGTCTTAAATTACGTTTAGATTTAATTGATGAAGAAATACAAGAATTACAAGTAGCATATGAAAACAATGATTATATTGAAGAACAAGATGCATGTGCCGATATATTATATGTCGCATATGGTATGGCATATACTTACAAGATAAATTCTGATGCATTTTTAAAAAATCTAATTTTAGATAAAAATAAAACTTTATTTGAAAATATTAAGCATCATATATTTGAAATAAAAACGAAATTGAGTTTAATTAAATTGATAGAAGGACAATTTAAAAAATTATCAGAATGTTGTAATATTACTAATAATGAATGGATTAATGCTTTACATAATATTATCATATATGTATATGATTTTCAAGTAATAGCAAATTATAATTCTGATAAAATATTTACAATTGTACATGATTCTAATATGTCAAAACTTTGTAAATCAGAAGAAGAAGCAAAACTAACAGTTGAAAAATATGATTCAGATTATAAGGCTGGAAAATCTCCATATGATACACCATATTATTATCCTCTCGACAATGGATTATATGTTGTAAAAAATAAATCAAGTGGAAAAGCACTAAAATCAATTAACTATGTAAAAGTTGATTTGTCTAATCTATAAAGTTAACTAATCTATAAAGTTAACTAATCTATAAAGTTAACTAATTTAGATATTTTTTTATTATAAAATATTATATACAATGGATATAATAAATAAATTAACCGAATTAAATATAGAAACAAATAGAACAAAAATATCAACATTTGATATGATAAATATTATTGATGATCTAATTGATAATGATTCTAAAATTAAAAATATTCTAACTAATTACAATGATAATTCTTTTGAATATAATCATTTAAAAAAAATAATATTACATGATAGATATATTGATTGTGTAAATTTATTAAATAATCATTATACAAATGGATTTTTAGATATATTTTTTATTATAAATAATGTTCAATTATTTGGAAGTGATATATTTAATGTTATATATAATAGAAGACATGAAATCAATAAAATAACGTCTCATATAAAAAAATGTTGGGAAAAAATATTAAATAGTGATTTGATAAAATTCTATAATTCAATATTAATTAATAAATGGATTGAAACATTGGAATTTAAATTAATAGATAAATATGATTATCTTAAACACGATAAATCTAGTGAAATTGAATATAATAAATATTTAGAAATATTTAAAATTTTTGATAAAAATGTATGTATATTAAGAGATTTTGTTTATAAAATTAGTGATAAAATAAAAAATATTAATCATCCAGGATGTTATAATTTACACGAATCATATTATTTTTTTTATATATCATTATTTACGGGATTAGATATAAATAGAGACAAATTAAAAATTCTGTTTAAATATGCATTAAAAGAACTATCAAGATTAACAGAAGAATATAAGAATTTAATAAAGAAGATAAAACCAGAAATATCACATCTAGATATCAGAGACATTAATAATATTATAAAAAATGATAATACATTTAAATTTAAATCAAAAGATGATTTTAAAAAAATACATAAAAAATTAATAGATGAATTACACAAATATTATATTGAAATAAACAATATTAAAGAATACAAACCAGTTAATTTATCTTTTATCGATGATCCAAATCTTGCAACTGCATATTGGGCATATGATACATTTTATTTAAATGTTGCAAATTGGGATAAAATAAATACATATGAAAGTTTAGCATTAACATTACATGAAGCAATACCTGGACATCATACACAATTAAATTATTCAATAAACAGTAAGAATAAACCAATACATATTTTATATCATTTATTTGGTATTACAAATGGATTTTGTGAAGGATGGGCATTATTTATGGAATCAAATTATCCTTATTATACAAATACTGATCATATTGGAAGATTACAATATGAAATACTAAGAACATTGCGAATTGTTGTTGATATAGGATTAAATTTTGTTGGATTAACAATTGAAGATTGTAAAGAATTTATGAAAAAATATGTAACTTTTGATGATAAAATTATTGAATCAGAATTATTTAGATATATAACAATTCCAGGACAGGCATTATGTTATAAAATAGGATGTGAGATATTTAGAAAAATACAGAAAAAATATAATAAAGATGATTATATGGAATTATATAAAAAAATAATTTATGGTAAAGAAAAATCTTTAGAATGTTTATTGAGAGAAAATAATTTAAGTTTCGAAGATGTTTTTACATAAAATTATTTAGAATTATTTAGAATTAATAACTGTTTTCCGACCAATATTCAATATATTTGTGTTTTTCTATATCAGAATTATATATCATAAATTCTTTATCATTATTTTTAATGTGATCTACGTAGGTTTTTGGTACTTTATATAAAGATTTAAATTTATTATATAATGTATATATATCTTTATTTTCTGTTAAATTATCTGGATAAATAATAATATCTTTATTAAAGATATTACTTAATATTTTATTCCAATCATTAATATCATTAAATCTTATTTTTATAAATATTATATTATCTTTTTCTATTATATTATATTTATTATCAAAATCAAATTTATCAAATACTGGTATATTATAATATTTTAAGATTTCATTTATTGAATGATATTCTTCTAATTCATATAAAAATTTATCATTAAATAAATTTATTAATTCATCTATTTTGATGTTAGTATATTTTGGACAATGTAATTTTATATTATGAAAAAATGAAGATATTTTTCTTTCTATTGGTGTTCTATAACTATCAATAATATATACTGTTTTTTCTTTACTACAATTATCGATTAAATTAAAAATATTTTTATTATAAGTTATATAAAAATATTCTGAACCATGCGAATGAATACTAATAAAATTATTTTTATTCATTGTATTATTTAATGTAGAACTACCACATTTTCCTCCTGACACTATAAATACATCTATATTTAAGAATATATTTTTATCAGTTCTTCCTTCATTCTTACCATGATTATTCCAATGTTGTAAAGCTAATTCTTGTGTATTAATACCGGCATTTTGTAGATCTTCATAATTATTTATATAAGTTTCCCAATCAAAATTATTATTTATATTTATATTTTTATCAGTTCTTCCTTCATTCTTACCATGATTATTCCAATGTTGTAAAGCTAATTCTTGTGTATTAATACCGGCATTTTGTAGATCTTCATAATTATTTATATAAGTTTCCCAATCAAAATTATTTTCTGACATATATTATGATATATTATGATATATATTATGATATATATTATAATATTTAATAAATATTAAAAAAATAATATATGAAAAAGAAAAATTATTAGAATGTTAATTGAGAGAAAATAATTTAAGTTTCGATTATTTAGAATTATTTAGATTTTATATCTATTAACAATGAGCACTATATATTTTTTGCATAATATCGTCATCAATTGTATTTGTATTTATATTTTTTTTAGTTATGTTTAATTTTATTTTTAGTTTATTATTATTTTCTTCTTCTTTATTATTATTTTCTTCTTTATCATTTATATTAATTAAATTTATTCCATTAGAATTATAAATTATATTATCTTTTATATTATCTTTTATATTATTTTTTATATTATTAGTTATATTATTAGTTATATCTTTATTATTTTTCATTTGTGATATAATATAATATAATTAGAATTATATATTTATATATTTATATATTTATATATTTATATATAATCGATAGATGTGTTTTTAACTATTTTTTTATAACAAGTTAAATATCTAAAAAAATTGAATTTATCTATTCTTTGTCAATATAATAATTAATTATTATAATATATAGGTATAATATCTTATCTCTTGCTATTTTATATAAATGGCTAATTCCAGCAAAATAAAATACCTTGTATGTGATTATGGATCATTTTCTGCAACACAATATATAGATTCAACTGATAATATTGATATTGTAAATATATCATTACCTGAAATTTTAATAAAACGGTGGATATCTAAAGGTAATGATATATATAATCTGTTGGATGAAACGATTAGGCAAAAAATTGATGAGGATATTATAAATGGAAATCAACTTATTTTAGTATATAATCTATCAACAAATATAAGGGAACCACTAATTATAAGTAGAATACGTGAATTGTATAAAAATAATATTTATGCAATTTATCCATCTATTGAATGTTTTGCTGTAGATTTTCCAGATAATATAAAAGCTACACAACGACCAATTTCACCAGTTCCATCTCCTAGCATACCAATCATTGGTTATGATCCTATACCATCTGAAATAATTTCTGATAGTAATGGATGGAAATTATTTTTGAGTGCCGAATCAGTAGCGTCAGATATTAATTTGTTAAAGAAATTTAATATTAATGCTATTTTAACAGTTCGTGATAGACCATATGAAATGATAGAACATCCATTATATTCAGATATATCTTTTTTTCATGTAAATATTTTAGATAGACCAGATGTAAATATTAAAGATCATTTTCAAAAAACTTTTGATTTTATTAATGATATGAGATCACGAAAGAAAAATGTTTTGGTACATTGTCATGCAGGTATTTCACGTTCTGCGACAATGGTTATAGCTTATATAATGCAAAGTGAAAAAAAATCTCTGGGTAAAGTGTATAAATTTGTATTATCAAAGCGTCATCAGATTTCTCCAAATATGGGATTTCTTAGTCAATTGATGACATTTAATACAGAACTTGGATTTACATTCAAGATGGAGGAATTATATTGATATTTTTTATTAACTATTTGTATAATTTATATATTTTTTAATAAAATTAGGATCTATATTTCTATTACCTTTTACAAATAATATTTCATATGGATGTAATGTTTTTCCAAAAAAACTATTATAATGACATAAATCGTTTAAATATTTGATTTCTCTATTTTTATTTTTAAAAGTAAAATCAATACCTTTATAATATGTATGTAGACAACCAATATTCCAATTATTATTTATAATTTCTCTTGACATTCTTGTTTCTCTATCATTAACTGTTTCTACAAATGTTGATGTATATTTTTTTATAGAAAATATATTTTTTAAAATTAAATATTCGAGAGTTAATAAATCCATACAAAATACCATTGATTGTACATTAATTTTTTTTATGTTACTACAATTAATAATAGTTCCAAATAGTTTAATATTATTATAATTTAATCCATTTAATAAAATATCTGTCCATAATCGTGTATCAGATTTTTCCATACATGGACCATAAACAGAACTATTGATAAATATAAATGAATCATAGTTTTTGTATAAATCATTTATTAATAAACCATCAGACCATCCACCAAAATCAAAACCAATATTATCACGTATAATATATTTTACATATTCTGGTAAATTTAATATTGATATATTGAAATTAATATTATTAATAATAATTAAAAAATCATAATTATCATGTTTAAATATACAATTTTTTATAAAATTATTAACTATATCATTATATTCATTAAAGACATATAAAATTAATGTTTTATTAAAATTATGTTGTGGATAATAAAATTGATGATATTCATCTAATATAATATTATAATCTTTTTTAGAAATAAAATCTGAAAATTTTATAGATATTCTTCCTTCATGTTTTCCATGATTTTTCCAATGTTGTAATGCTGATTCATAGGTATTAATACCTACATCAACCAGATCTTTATAATTGTCAAGATAACCTTTCGAATCAAAATCAAAATCATAATCATAATCATTATTTATAATTTTATTAATTCTACCTTCATTCTTACCAAAGTCATTCCAATGTTGAATAGCTAATTCTTTTGAATTAATTCCAGCATTTCTAAGATCTTCATAATTATCTAAATAAGTTTCCCAATCAAAATTAATATCTTTATCTGTTCTACCTTCATTTTTACCATAATTATACCAATGATGTAAAACTAATTCTTGTGTATTAATTCCAGCATTTCTAAGATCTTCATAATTATCTAAATAAGTTTCCCAATCAAAATTAATATCTTTATCTGTTCTACCTTCATTTTTACCATAATTATACCAATGATGTAAAGCTAATTCTTGTGTATTAATTCCAGCATTTCTAAGATCTTCATAATTATCTAAATAAGTTTCCCAATCAAAATTAATATCTTTATCTGTTCTATCTTCATTCTTACCAAAGTCATTCCAATGTTGTAGAGCTAATTCTTGTGTATTAATTCCAGCATTTCTGAGATCTGCATAATTATCTAAATATGTTTCCCAATCAAAATTAATATTTGACATATATTATATTAAATAAAAAAATATTTTATTAAAAACTTATTTTTTATCAGTTCTACCTTCATTTCTACCAAAATTATTCCAATGTTGTAAAGCTAATTTTCTTGTATTAATACCGGCATTTCTGAGATCTTGATAATTATCCAGATAAGTTTTCCAATCAAAATCATTATTTAAATTTTGATCAGTTCTACCTTCATTGCTACCACAATTATACCAATGTTGTAAAGCTAATTCTTGTGTATTAATTCCAGCATTTCTAAGATCTTCATAATTATCTAAATATGTTTCCCAATCAAAATTATCATTATTTTTTTTATTTAATTTTTTTATTTTTTGTAATGTATTAGTAACAGAATATACATCAGTTTTATCATCAAAATATATATCTGTGTATTCATGTACAAAATTATGTGGATAAAGACAAATTATTTTTTCACATATTTCTGATAAATATATATAATTTTTTTGATATGATGTCCCCCATGTTACATGAAATTTTTTACATCTGAATAAAATATTTATTAAATCGACTTCATTAAAATCAGTTGGATTTATTAAAATACAATTATTTTCATCTGCATATTTTTGTGAATTTTCATATGTAACTGTAAAAAAATTTGTAATATTAGTTGTAGTAGTATTTTTTATTATACATAAATTTTTATATAATAAATGTGTATATTTTTCATAATTTTCGATATAAAATATTTTTTTAATTATATTGGTCGCAATATTCTTTGTATTATTACACCAAACATGATAAATATTTGGAATGAATAATCCTTTATTAATTTTATAAACTTGATTATTTGTTATCGAAATTATTTTTTCATTTGGTATTGCATGATTAATTAAATCTAAAATTCCTTGTTGTGAATTATTAAAAATTAAAACTTTTTTATGTTTATAATCAGTTAAATATTTATCTATTGCATATAAAATAAATGTATATCCATGAGCTGTACCTGTAGAAAAAGAAGATATTAGAATTACCACATCATCTGGTACATAATTTATTTTATTTGATAAATTATTTATAGTATAATAACAATTTACAATATTATTATATACATCAAGAGCTTGTTTATTTTCATAATAAGTTTTTATTAAATATAACCATTCATTAGAATAAGTAATAATTTTATCATTTACAATGCCCAAAACTATGAGTGTATTTTCTACATTGTTTCCAATATAATAATAAAAATTAGTATAATTAACATCATTATCAATATAATCAAATAAATTATTAATAGTAATATGATTCATAATATATTATATATATAATTTATTTTTATATAAATTATTATAATTAATAATATTAGATATAATATTTTCAGAAGAATTTGATATTAATTTATTATAAAAAATATTAACGATGGTTTATAAAACTATTTCCTGATGATTTTTTAATTAATCATTATCTGTTAAATGGTTTATTGGTGTTTTAACACCATTCACATTTAACATTTCTAATACTGTTTATATATTTTAAAACCGGTTAAAGGATAACAATAAATGTAGAATATTTTGATGTTTTAAATAAAAAGAAATTAATAAATAGAGCAACAAATATAAATAAAATAAATAATATAATCAATATATTAATTATATTGATTATATTGATAAAAATAAAAATTTAAATATTATTACTAACAAGTTTGATATCATAGTATCATGTCATATATGAATCTTTTTATATATAATCATCTTTTTCTATACATATATTAAATTATATCATTCTTCATTTTTTACCATTGTATATAATTTAATCATATATACAATACATAATAATTTAAAAATTGATTTTTTTACACAAAAACATTATTTATTATATTAATATTAATATAACAAAAAATGCAATATCCTTTAATTAATCTAGAAAAAGATATAAAAGATAAAAAAGATAAAGATGTGTTAAACAGATTTCGTATTAAAACACCAATAAATCATTTAACTGATATTAAACGATATGATAATTGTGATATAGATAATGTTGATGTTAAATACATATATGAAATTACAAAAAAAAATATATTTGCAATACCCGAATCACAAAGGGAAAAAGAATGGTTACCTGAACAAAATGAAAAATTTATATTATCTTTATTACAAAATAAACCAACTGGTAATATAATCCTTAATAAAAAAAATAATAAAAAATATATATTAGATGGTCAACATCGTATAAATTCTATAGAATTATTTTGTGATAATAAATTTGGATTAAATATTAATAATAATAAATATAATTATTCAGATTTTGATGACGAATATCAGAAAATATTATTAGATACAAAAATGTTAATAATTGAATACAATAATTTATCTGATCAGGAAATGAAAGACATAATTGAATCAATAAATGAAGGTATAAAAAATGATTGTGTTTTTAATAAAAATAATACTTTTCAAACTATATTAGATAATTATAATAATTTAATTACAAATATTATTTATAAAAAGAATTATAATCAAATAAAACAAATACAAAAAGATGAACAACGAAAAATAATTGGAATGATCGGAACAATTATAGACAATTTTTCGGATTATAAGTCAAATAGTGATTATAGACAATTAAATTCAAAACATGTTGATAGATATATAAATAAATTAAATGATGAGAATAAGATAAAAAATATCTATGAATTTATACAAAAAATATATGATGATGAATTATTAAATCATAATGATATTATAATTATATTGGAAATATATGAATATAATAATTATATATTAAATTGTATTTTATATAAATTATATGAATATATTAACAAAGATAACTTTTCTAAAAATATTCACAAAAATATTATAATCAAATTACTTCAAAATTATCATAAAAATAAATTTAGAGATCTACTTGATATATATGATAATCTATATGATAATCTATATAATAAAAAAGAAAAAGAAAAAGAAGAAGAAAAATAAGATTTGTAAATTGTTGTTTATGATAAAATTAGATTAAGTATATTATAATATTATAATATATGAAAAATATAAAAAAAATAATAATATTTGATACAAATAATAGTTTATGTAATCAAATGTGTGATATTTTTTGGGGTATAAATTTTTGTCTTAATTATAATTTAAATTTTTCATTCAGATATTCAACTATTAGAGATAATAATAATTTATTTAAATTTATAGATTTTAATCAGTTGTTTGATGATTTATTTCTAAAAGATTACAAATTATATATTAATTATAATGATATAAAATCAAATATTAACGATAATAATTCATTTAATCGCAGATGTACTATAAAACTTAATAAATATTTTGATAAAAATAAAAATAAAAATATATTTGATCAAATTAATGAAATATCAGAAAATTATATATTTTTACAAGAATTTCATAATTTCGTGATTAATAAAATAAATATAATAGATGATAAAATTTATGATAAAATAATGCCAACAAATAAAGTAATGGAAAAATATAATAAAATTAATTTGGAATTTAAAAAATCTATTAATATCGTAGAAGATGCAAATAATAATCAAAATTTTAATTATAATACAATACAATATGTTAAAGAATTTAATAAAATTAATACTAAAAATATAAATGATAATGTAGAAAATCCGATATCATATTTATTAAAAAAAATAAGTTTTAAAAATAATAATAAAATATTATTAATTGGTTCAGACATTGATACATTAATTGGAAAAGAATATATAAATGATAATGAAAATATTTTATTTATAAAATCTGATTGTTTAAAAGAATTATCATATGAAGAAAAAATATTTATTGATTTTTTATTTGCAAAGAATTCTGAAGAATTTTATGGATATATTAAATCATATTTTTGTTTTATTATAAATTTTATTAAGAATGCTAAAAAATATTATGATAATATTAAAATAAAAAATATCATAAAATATAAAAAAAATAAAAGTAATAAAAAAAATATTAAAGTACAACTTATTTATGACATAAAAACTAATAAATTTATAAAACGTATAAAAAATAATCACATAACTAATAAGAAATATAAAAAATCACATTATATAAACATACATAAAAAAATATATAAAAAAAATGAAATCAGTAAAATAATTCTTGAAAAATTTTTAGAACAAAATATACTGCCAATAAATATATTATCACAATCAGAAACACAACCAGAAATACAACCAGAAATAAAATCAGAAATAAAATCAGAAATAAAATCAGAAACACAATCAGAAATAAAAGAAGAAACACACACAGAAATAAAAGAAGAAATAAAAGAAGAAATAAAAGAAGAAATAAAAGAAGAAATAAAAGAAGAAATAAAAGAAGAAACACAATTAGAAACAAAATCAGAAATAAAATCAGAAATAAAATCAGAAACACAATCAGAAATAAAATCAGAAATAAAATCAGAAATAAAATCAGAAACACAACCGGAAATAATATCAGAAACAAATACACAAATAGAAGAAGAAAATATAAATATAATGAAATTAATATTATATAAATTTAAAAAAAATAGATATATTAATAAAATAAATTATAATAATTTAATAAAATATAAATCATTAGATGATGATAGATATATAAATTATAAAAATATAAATATTATACCAGATTCTTTAAACATTCAAAAAATGATAAAAATAAATGATATAGATGATATAAAATCATTTATATTAATTATTGATTTTAATAAATATGATGGAGGTACAGCAGTATTCCTAAATACAATTTTATTAAGATATAAATTATTTAATAATTTTATGATAATACGTAAAACAGAAAATAGTGATGATATATTAATAACACTTAATGACGAAAAAATATTAACAGAAAAATATACAGAAAATACAATAATTGATTTATTTATAAATAATAAAATTAAAATAACAAAAATATTTGTTAATCATATTTTAGGTTTTTCTTACGAATTTATAAATAAATTATTTGAATTAAATATAGAAATTATAACATTAACACATGATCATTCTTTAATATTTAAAAATCCACAAAATTTATTTAATGATATTAATGATAAAGAATTTATCAATAATAATATTATTACAGAAAAATTAGATATAAATAAATTTAATAGAATAATAACACAAAATATAAAAAATTTAAATATATTTCATAAATTTATTGATAAAAATAATTCAATAATTGTGACAAATTTACCTGATTTTAGATATAGTTTAGAAAAAATAAAGACAAATAATAATAAGGTTATTATTGGAATTATAGGTGGAATTAATAACGTAAAAGGTTCCGAAATATTACAGAAAATATATTTATTTTTTAAACAATATAAAAATATAGAATTTATAGTTTTTGGAAATGTAGATTTTCCAAATATAAAATCTGAATTTTATAAAACAATTGGTGATTTTAATAAATTATTAATAAAATATAAACCAAATTTATTATTAGAATTATCTATTTGGTCTGAAACATATAGTTATACATTAACTTTAGGCATATTAACTAGATTACCAATATTATGTTATAAAAAAGATCAAGATTGTGTAGTAGAAAATAGATTAAAAAAATATGATAATAAATATTATTTTGAAACATTAAGAGAAATTAAATTATTAATAAAAAAATATAAACAAAATTATTTTTATACAATTAATCCAAATTTATATTATAATAAAGTTTGGGATGAGATATTTTTACCATATAATTTATAAAAAAATATGTAATATATGATGATAAAATCATATAAACTGAATTATATAGATATCCTTTACACATTTAGGAAAATAATTAAAAGTTAAAGGAGTCTTAATTGGTTTGTCGGTTTAAACTGGAATTAATTAAGAGCAAATAGTGTATTAACAGAAACTCCATCAAAAAATTATTTTGATACACATATTAATATTTTATTATAAAATATATTTTTTTTATTTATTTTTATTGTCTTCATTGTCTTCATTGTCTTCATTGTCTTCATTGTCTTCATTGTCTTCATTGTCTTCATTGTCTTCATTGTCTTCATTGTCTTCATTGTCTTCATTGTCTTCATTGTCTTCATTATTATCATTATTATCATTATTATCATTATTATCATCATTATTATCATTATTATCATCATTATCATTATCATTATCATTATCATTATCATTATCATTATCATTATCATTATCATTATCATTATCATTATCATCATCATTATCATT